GATAATGATCCACTTGGTTTTCTTTTTCGTGTTTGTCTACTGTTTCGTCGAGTTTCTGCTGTGGGCTAGCAGAATGACGTTAAAAGTTTGTTGGGCCGTCGGCTTTTGGGCTTTGTCTCGGTTCCTGAGGGTGGAGTTTGTCTCTTTCCTTCTTGGAAGCGTTTTGGCGAGGTTCCGGCTGGCTGGGCTCTTTGCCTCTCAACCGACCCTCTCGGTTGAGTTAAACGGGGTTCTCAGTGTTGAGGACCTCGTCTCCATTCCAGGCGGGGACGCCAGGATGGGGAATGAGGGAGTGGGACACCTCAGTCTCACAGGCGCGCTTGTAGCGCGTTCTAGGCTCCGTGGCAGATCCGTTTGGGTCTGCCGTCTCGAAGAGTTGTTGGGTGGTCGTCGCGGTGTCGTGGCTGACCTTTTGGCTAGGCGGTGGGTTCCAGACCTCCCTAGCCGAGAGCGTTCGCCCGTCGCCAATGCGCTCATAGGCAACTTGGAGAACGGTGCAAAGCTCCTTGGTGGGGGGGCTATCCAGAATGGAGGGGGGGAAACCCGTACCGAGGTTTGGTACGAGGTGGAACTTCCGGAAGGTGAAAGAGTTGTGGTCTTCCCGGACCTACTCGCCTCCCTCCAGTCTTACTCGATCTTCCGGTCGAGAGACGCAGCACTGCTGGCCGCGTTGCGTGCGCGAGCCAGGGAGTGGTGCAAGCTTCGCTTGCCCACTTGGGTGTGGCCGTTGGCCATGCCCGGGGCCATTGCTTTGGCAACGGCCCGGAGTGCCTCTGAGCTTTCGGGCATGGAGGTTCTTAGTGCTGTGGGCAACACCACACTTCTCTCCGCTTGTGTTTAGCGGGGCCCTGTTGATGCGGGAGGGCTTTGCCATGGCTTTACGGCCACGGTGGGCTTTGGTACCTTGGATACTTCCCGTGTTGATTGGGGCTCCTGTAAGGAGAGTCGTAGGTCAATGAAAACCGCAGTTCGCTCTGGGGCGCCCGGTACTTGGGTTCCCATGGTGCACCGGAACTGCCCCCACAACGAGCTCCAGGCCTTGTGTTTGAGAGTTCTTGCTCCTCTCCCTCCCGGTGTCCTCCTTCCGCTGGATGGGTCTGTTGCTTCCGTGTTTGCGCGGCTCAGATCTGTAGCAAGGAGGTTCGGCGGGCATAGGTGGAGCAACCTTGAAACCGCGCTGACTTATCAGGGAGCTCTACAGCGTCGGTACCTAAAGGCGGCAGAGTCGTTGCGCTCGGAGAGGGTCACTCCGAAGGACGCTAGACTCTCCTGCTTTTTGAAAGCGGAGAAGACCAATCCAGTGGCTAAGTTGGCGAAACCTAGAATGATCTTTCCAAGGGATCCTAGGTATAACTTGGAGCTGGCATCCCGCTTGAAACCGTTCGAGCATTGGTTGTGGGGTTACCTCACTGCCCGTCGCTTGTTCGGAGGAGCCAATACAAGGGTTGTGGCGAAGGGGTTGAGTCCCGCGCGGCGCGCGCACCTGATATCTCGCAAGTTTAGTAGCTTCCGAGACTGCGTCGTGTTCGAAGTGGACGGAAAGGCGTTCGAGGCGCATGTGGGCCCGGACCATTTGGAGTCGGAGCACGGGGTGTATAGGTCGGCTTTTCCCTCTGACAAAGGGTTGGCCCGCCTTCTCCGTGAGCAGCTGCGCCTTCGGGGGCGGTTGCCGTGTGGGGCAAAGTTCAGTCGGCCTGGTGGAAGGGCCTCTGGGGATTTCAACACGGGCATGGGGAACACCCTCCTCATGCTCGCAGTTTGCGTTGGTGTGCTGACCGGGTATGGGGTACGTTTCGATGTGCTCTGTGATGGTGACAACGCGTTGATTTTTCTGGAGGCGTCCGAATCCCAAGTCGTCCTACCTGTCTTTGCTGCGGACGTACTGGCTGCAAGTGGTCATGAGTTCACCCTTGAGCGACCTGTCCGTAGGTTGGAGGAAATTCGTTTTGGCCAGTCCGCGCCAGTCGACCTCGGGGGCACCCGTGGTCTGACAATGGTGCGCAATTACCTTTCTGTGCTGTCTGGCTCTTGCAGCAGCCATAGGTATTTG